CTTGGAACGTACCTAGTATAGTAGCTAGTCGTACCTTTTCTTTAAGTGTTTCAGTTGTATCATTCTGACGTACTACTACCTCTGACAAATTACAGAACTGGTATGGGCGTAGGATGATCTCACTGCAAGGGTTGCAGCCGTAGTCGTATATCAATGGTAATTTAGTAAGAGGATGTTTTAATCCTGTATAAATATCACGCCTTCCATTTTTAGAAGCCTGTTTAATGGCAGACTCACGGTTAAAAATTCCACGTTCACCTGACTTGCTGTCGTACAAAGATAACCACTCACGCATAAATGTACCCATTTCAGGCTTGTATTTATAAGCTACAGAGTTGTTAGCCAACGCACGTTGCCCTTCATACTCCCACCACTTACCTGACTTAGCATGAGCCATCTGGTCATCATTAAGATTAGACAAGCTGATCAATGCGCTGCGGCGTACACCACCTACAACGACAACTTCACCAATCTTACACATGATATCATGGCACTCAATTGGATATAGTTTGCGGCCTGCTGCATTCTTAAACTTCTGTACAACAAACTCAAACAACTCAACCAATGGCTGCGGCCCTGATGCTCTACCGCCAAATGTCTTGAGCCTCGCACCTGCTGGACGTACCTCAGACATATCCCATGCTGGTATCTGGCCTATGTACAGCATAGCTATCAACTCTTTAAGGGACTTAGCCCAGCCGGGTCTGCTATCGCCAACCTTAATAATGGTATCTGTGCGATGAAAGTCTTCCGCTACGGTGGGTAGCTTCTCCACACAGTGCCGTTCAACGCTAAAGCCTACCCCTGTACCACACATAAGTATGTACATAGTCTCATCGAATGCACGTGAGTTATCTACAGGTACGTAAGAACAGTTGTATCCACCCACATGACAGCGGTCTAAGGCTGGCCCTGATGTCATCAATGCCCTCATGCTAGGCATGATCTGCTGCGACAATACGGCTCCTTCTAATTCACCTCTCAATGAATCTGACAGCGTATAATTATGGCTATCCTGCAAGTGCTTAGACATGTAATCAAAGTATCTTTCTACTGTCTCACTCCATGTCTCACGGCGTTGTTCATCTTCTTTCCATCGTGCGTACCTAGATAGCGCAATGAAGTTCTGGTAGTCGGTAGGCAATTGGTTACTGATCATAGCGATTACTCCGTTATTGTTCTAATTGTTTTAATGATGGCACCATCTATATCATAAAAGTATTCTTGTATGCCATCCTCTAATTCCTGACCTACCTGCCCATCGGCTGGTACTGGGTAGTCTTCCTCGTCAACGTCAATGGTGATAAACACTTTAACTCGCATCAGCCATAACCTCTTCAATCAACTTGTCCAGATACCATTTGGCTTTTTCTAAGTCTTCTAGAGGCTTATCCTTGTAGTCAAACCGCCACAGATATTTCATTATGTTACCCTGTAGGTAATACTTGAACCCATCACCAGTGGCAGCAGAGATAGCATGAATACATTCAATGCCCGTTTGATTATAGTGAGGTGGACTGTTGACCATATCAACACCGCCCCAAGCTTTTTTACCTGCTTGTTCTCTCTCTTCCATTATCTTAGCTTTCATAAATGCATCATGTCTCATGCTGAACCTCCTGTCTTTGTGTTGAAGTTAATGTGTACAATATTACCGTCATACGTTTTCTCTACACCCGCTTCTTCTTCTAGTTCTACATCAATCTCCATCTCGTTGTCAAGTACATTTATTACATATTCATGTACAATATCACGTAAATCTTCTGACTCTTCCATAACAGGCACAGAAGCGCACATCATCTTAGCAAAATGCATTACTTTGTAATAGTCGTCATCGTCTAGTGGGTTATCTGGCATTGCCATAATTGAAATATCAACTTCACCACTCCATGCACCATCATCATCTGCGAATGGCCTTACTCGTATAAGGAAATCTTCTTCATTAATTTCAGTCAGTAGTTTCTCTAGCATGTCCACAGGTTATCTCCTTTTTACTTTAGTTCCGTTAAATTTAATAAACTTACTATGTTTATTTTTACCTTTTTCTTTTAGCCAATCCTCTGGTATAATTCTGTCGTAGTAACGAAAGCCATGTTTAATACACCAGTCAGCATAAGAGGACTTAGCACCCTTATTTAGTTTAGATTTACTATTTGTAAAAACAAATCTAATATCTAACTTAGGATGCTGTTTTTTTATGGCAATATGTTTACGTCTATCTGCTGCCATAAATCGGCCTTTTGTTTCTATTATGATACCGTTTTGCAGAACAAAGTCTGGAGTATAGGTGCGGTAGGCTAGGTCTTCCCATTCAATCTTTATCTCTTCGTACATGAACTTATGATTACGTTCCTTTAGATAGATTGAAACTGTATGCTCTAACCCACTGCGATACCCATGTTTTATTGCTGCTCGTTTAGCTTTATGCAGCAATAACATCTCCTATGTATGAAGTTATTGGTGGATTTTTAGCCTGTGATTTAACTGCTTCTCTTTCTGTTAGATCACTCCAACAATCATACCTATAAGAGCAAAACTTGCAACTAGGATTAAGTATTTTATTGCCTGTTTCTTTGCCTCTAAACTTTTCTGGTATTGGTTGAAAACATCTTTCAAATTTATTCTCCTTTACTGTCTTTACTGTATTCTCAATTTTCTTGACTTCCTCATCAAGATTAAGACCTGTAGCTGGTACATATTTAAATGAACCATTAGCTTTGTTTACTACCCACCAGCCACCTACTTTTTTACCAGATGCTTTTGCATATCCGGCTAATTGTCCTATATAACCGAAACCATCACCATCAGCAAGAGTTTCATAGGATTCAAACTTATTTCGATACGACCAGTCAGAAGCGGATTTAATGTCATCTACGGCACCATCAATAACAATATCGTATGAGCCGTTAATAATAGTATCTTCACAGTCAAGGCTAACCTTTTCACTGTCACTATACTCTATCTTAGCTTCTTTCAGTACGCCCTTGAAGACAGCCTCAACGATGTCTCCAAGCATCATGTTCATCATAAATGTGTTTGGAAAGGGCATAGCTACCTCTGGTTTATTCTTTTCGTACCAGAGTTGACAAGTGGGACGACCTACATTGGACATACGTATCCTAAAATCGCCCCTCTTCTTGCCACTTCCAAACTGTCTGCGCATTGCATCAGCAACATCATTAGCAACTTGCTGGATGGTGTCCTCAGAGATAGTGCTGTCACCCTTGACAGCATTCTCCATGTACTGATGCAATGCAAATTCAGCCCTGTGGTTCATTACGCTGCATCCTCATCGTCTAATTCAATAGACACTAAGCTATCAACAACATCAATGTCATCATCTTCCATACGCGAGTTAGCTTTCTCTGCCCACTGGTTAATGATGTAGCTGTTGTAGTTGTCGATCCACGCCATGAAATCACCAAACAAAACTTGATCTTCTTCAGTTAATGCAATAGTGTTGGACACATCAAGTGATGCCACAGGCACGTAGTAGGATGCTCCTGTTGGTATCTTACGCTCCGCTGTATTAGCAGAAATAATGTGTTGAGGTGGCAACCGCTGCATCTTAGCCAGTGAAGCAAAGCTGTTTCCAATCTCCTTGAAGGCATCACGGTTGTCAATCTCCCAGATGAATGGTGTAGGTTCAAGGTCTACCTTTTCCCCCTTATCGTCCGTTGGATTAACTAGCTCAACAATACCCTGTACAACACGTACACGTTTAATCTGCTTGATCAAGTCCTGCATTTTTTCTGGCAGTGCTTTAAAATCCTTAATGTAACCAGCAGGTTTGCCACAGTTAAAGCCACCATCATTATCTTTGAGATCAGACTGCATTTTACTGTCATCTGTCATCAAACTCTTGATGAAACGATTAGGTGTCTTAGCATCACCCATAACATAACGCTTGTACATAAAGCGTTGTAGGAAAGGACGCATCTTAATACCAGAGGCATAATAAGTCGGGCCATCTGGAATCTCTAGCTTATATGCTCCACCCTCAATTACTTCTACGTTAACATTCTTGCCGTTAACTTCTGCAGTACCCATAATAGGTGAATGATGAATGCGAAGCCTAGCTAGTTGACTAGACTTAGATGATCCTGTAGCCTCATTTGCAGTACCCATAGCCTTTGCCATAGCTGCATAATTATTCGTATCAATCGTTGTTAATTGTGTCATATACTTCTCCTTTTATTTTGCGAATAGTCCATAGTTATATCAAATTACATCCTTAGTGTCAAGCCAATTCGGACCTATTTTTGACTCTAATAATAAGGGTACATTAAAATCAATGCCCCATCGTGCAGTTATTAATACAGGTAATATTTTATTAGTCTCCTCTATACTAGAGATTACCATATCTTCTTCTTCGGGATGTACATCAATAACAATACTGTCGTGTACCGTATTCACGATACAAGATTTCTTACCCTGAAGTAACTGATCAATATGCAGCAAGGCTAGAGGCACAATATCTCCTGTAGCAAATCCCTGCACAGGGTAATTCTTAATCTGTGTAAAGTGTGATACACGCCCACTAGCACGTCTGTACACATCAGGAAAAGAGTACTCACGTCCTGATGGTGCAGTTATTTTCTGTGTAGTCAAAGCTTCTTTAGCCAATCGGGAATGCCAAGCTGCGACACCTTTGTACTTATCTGTGAAGTGTTCGTAGTACGCTGCTTCTGCTTTTGTTCTGCCATATCCCGTTGCGCCATAGAGTGGAGCAAACGTATGCGCCTTCGCATCCTGCCTACTCGTAGGCTGACCAGCATCGGTAATAACTTTAGCGGTGTATGCGTGTACATCAAATCCAGTAGATACTTCTTCAATTGCTACCTCGTCTTGTGATAAAAATGCAGCGGCGCGAAACTCTAGCTGCGCAAAGTCAGCCTCAAGTATCTTACCACCATCGAATCGTGACACAAATACTTTCTTTACAGGAAACGTGCCGCCACGTGGCATGTTCTGCATGTTAGGATTAGCACCCGACAGACGACCTGTAGCTGTACGATGCTGCAGTAAGCTGACGTGCAGCATACCGTCTTGTTTGGTGTAGGTCTTGATGCCATCAACAAATGATGACAGGTAGGTATCAATAGCAGATAACCGCCTTACCTTATACAAGAAGTCAACTGCATCATCCATACCTTTAGACTTAGCACCTGCCTCAAGCAACTCAAGGTTGCCCTTGCTTGTAGTAAAGCCATTGGCACTAGCCCACTTAGCTGTAGGTGGTTTAAACTTGAAGCCTGCCTGTACATCCGTAGGATTAAACAAGAAGCCAGCAGTATCGCAAGTAGGACACTTGCTAGGCTTTGCGAATGGATCACCGTTCTTTTTAGTCTTACGTATATAACCACTACCGTTACACGTGGAACACTGGACTGCATTTGTCCTGTATAATCTTTGTGTGCGTGTAGCAACCATCTGTCTGAACTCGTCATCAGGCATGTAAGGGTCAACCAAAGATGACCAGTCATTCTTATCAATGACCTTGCGACCATATATAACCCACGACAATTGCTCTGGGCTGTTGAGATTGATAGGCGTGTCACCCATAACCTTACGTACATGAGACTGTAAGTCGGTAGTAAGCTCTAGCTTCTCTGCCTCAAACTCTTCACGCACTTCCTCTAGCTTAGTTAAGTCAACGGCAAAGCCTGTCTGATATATCTTAGTCAAACACTTAGCAACTCTGTTCGTTAGCCTGACAGTAGATAACAATCCAGCATCTTCTTTTGTATTAAGACGATACCACAACTTGTCTGCAAGCTGTTGGGTAGCGTGAAGGTCAGCAGATAGATACTCACACAACTCATTGTATGGTATGTCACGTGTGCTGTATCCCTTCTTGAAGTATTCTTTTAAAGTATCCTGCTTCTTTGTGTCACACTCGTAGCGTTCTGCGCAAGCCTGTAGAGATAGCGGTTCTTTCTGTCCACGCTGCAATA